TACGTCCGGCAAGCGTTCGGGCTCCCCGCACGGCATCCGACCGCGACCGCCGCGTGGGAGGCGTCCGCGAGCAAGCACCGGGACCGCAAGTTTCCCGCCGGGCTCTGGCTGCCCGTGTGGTTCTCCCTGGCCAACGAGCCGGCCGGGCACGTCGCACTCATGGCCCCGGACGGGTCGGTGTACTCCACGTCCGACCTCGGGACCGTCCCGCACCAGCACCTCGACCTGTCCGACCTCATGAACTACTACGCCCGCTACGGAATGAGACTCACCTACCTCGGCTGGACCGAGGACGTCGCAGGCTACGCCGTACTCACTGACGGCGGCATCGCCGCGCAAGGCTCAATCAAAGAAGGAGACACCCTAGACATGGCAAACGAAGACCAGCTCGAGCGCCTACTCAAGGCCGCGGACCGCATCAACGGCGTCGTGCGCGATTCCCCCGTCCTGAACGTAAAGGACGGGGCCTACATGAACCTGACCCGCGACGCGCAGCACGCCGAAGTCATGGCGGCGCTCGGGAACACCCTCGATAAGAAGGACGGCGGCTACATCGTCGGCCTGATCCACGCCACGAAGCCCGGCGAAGAAGACCCCGAGGCCGCGGCCGACAACCTCCTGCAGATCCTGCCGGAAAAGATAGCCGCGCAGGTCGTCGCCCTCATGGGCCAGAAGCTGGGAGGCAAGTAATGGGCGATCACACAGCGACACCCGTGGCCACGCAGGAGCGCAACCCGCGCTCCGCAGTGCTGCGCACAGCGCTGGCCGTCACCGTCGCGGCGTTTCCGCTTCTGAACGGCGTGCTGCTGGCCGTGATGGACGCGCTGCGCCCCTACGAGGTGTACCTGCCCGGCTGGGTATTCCTTGGCCTCAACGGGACGCTGATCGCGGCGACCGCACTGGCGGCAGTCGTGACCAGGGTCCTCGCCGTCCCCGGTGTCAACGAGTGGCTGCGCAAGTACCGCGTGCTCCGCTGGTTCACGCCGGAGGACAGCGCCTAGCCCGACGAAAAAGCCCCCACCCTCTTCGGAGGGTGGGGGTCATTCGTGCGTTAAATCGCCTCTTAGCCGGCGGCCGCTACTTCCAGCCGCTCATCCTTGAAGTCCCTAACCGCGGGCGCAAGCGCTGCCTTGAGCAATCGACGGCTCATCGGTGGCAGCGTCACGATCAGTGCTGATACCTCCACCACGGACTCTGACTCATCAAAGCCGGGCAAATCAGCGCCACGCATCCTGTCGTTGACCTCATCGGTCGCTGATGGCATGACACATTCCAGCACCAGGCGTCCGTCTTCGCCCACAACAACCGTTTCGACGAGGTCGAATGCCGAAAGCCACAGCGTCTTACCGCCACCGTAGGCGGAAGTCGTCAAGACCTTTGTGGTGGTGTTGGCCCCAGCCACGCGCAGGGAAGCATTCGTGTGAGCCAGGTTGAACAGGACACCTCGGACCTCTGTGCCCGGGGGCAGGACCAGTTCAACGCTTTCGGAGTGGCGCAGCTGCACGAAGCACCGGCCGATTCGTGCGGTCGAACGGTCCACGACGGTCGCTTCAACCGCGTCAGGGAGCTCCACAACGAGGCTCGTCCTCACGGCATCGACCACCCGGCTCGTCCGGACGGTCGAAAGTTCGCCGGAATCAAACATGTGCGTGAGGTGCTCTGCCGCCCACTGCCCGAGCTGCTGAGCGATCCTCGGCGCCAGATGCGGCTCATCGTTGAAGAGTTCGCGGATCGGCTCACCGGTCTCCTCCGCATAGTCCGTTACGAACTTGTATCCATCGAGGCAGATGATCCCATGCTCGACACATGCGTCAAGCATGAACTGCCGGATGCTCTTCTGCGGGTCCGTAGTGGGGTTCACGGAAAGGCCGGCGGTCGGCATCAGAAGCATCACCGGTATGACGTTCTGAGCCGCGGCCCAGGCAGTGATGTCAATGAACTGCTGGTGCGCCTGTTCGGGCACGAACATGTCGAGATTCATAAGGCGCTGCTGGTTCGGGGCCAGATCCAAGACGATGAAGTCAGCTTCCATGCCTTCGAGTTCCTTCAGGAGAACGGGCAGCACGCACGAATGGCTGGCACCGATCGCAAAGCTGCCGACGATCGGGAGACCTGCCTCCCGAAGACCATCCGCGTAGCCGCCCTGAATGAACGAGTTTGATGTCCCGGCCACGAGGACCCGGGGGGCCCCAGTGGGGTGGTCGCTGTTTGCAGTCATGAGGTCTCCGCTGGCTCTATCAGTAGTGAACTATGACATTCTCACACGGCGGCGCACCTGATCCGGGCGGCTACGATGGCGCCATGGCATCGTTCACCCTCGACGGGGAAACCTACGAGTACCTCCGCCCGGATCCCGGGCACCCGGCGGAGGAGACCCGATCATGGGAGTACGGGAACTACCCCAAGGTCATGGCCAGCGTCCCTCTCGCTGGCGGCCGGACGGTGGATGTCTACGCCGTCGCCGAACGCTGGAACCCGTCTTATGTCCTCGTGGCCTGGGCCGACGACGCCGGGCACAAGCACTGGGCGTGGGTCCCCGCCGGCAACATCCGGCGCGTCACGGACTCCGAATGGGACATCGAGGAATACCGCCGCTGCCCCGAAAAGCTACGCCCCATCCGCTGGGGCAACAGGCTCCCGGGGTTTCTGCCCGCCTGACTCTTTGGGAGGATTCTGGGAGGATCAGCCCCGGCAGGGCATGGTCACTTACTGTAACTTCCCTAGCTTTCCCGTGGATTACTCAGGGAATTTTCCCGGCCGCGACACGCCGTCGGGGGAACAGAAAACCCCGCCAATCCGGGGAACTTACCGGACTGGCGGGGTAGGGAATTCTGTGGGTCCTACCGGGATCGAACCGATGACATCCACGGTGTAAACGTGGGGATATTGCCCGGTATCACGCGGGTTTTTCGAGCCCTTGGGAGGATTCTGGGAGGATCGTGGCGGCGTGGGCGTTGATGAGGGCGTCCATCCGGGCCGCGACGTCGGACAGTTCCTGGTCGAACAGGCCCGCGTACACGTCGAGGGTGATCTTCGCGGACGCGTGCCCGAGCATCCTTTGGACGGACTTCACCGATGCCCCGGAATGGATCGCCAGGGACGCCGCGGTGTGCCGCAGGTCGTGGACCCACAGCTCGGCCGGGAGTCCGGCAGCGGTGACGGCGGGGTCGTAGTCGCGGCGTTTGAAGTTGTTCGACCGCATCGCCTTTCCCCGCGGGGTCGGGAACAGCAGGTCGTCCCGGCTCTTCCCCACCAGCCGGGGTGCCAGCATCCCGGTAATGAACGTCGTCACCGGCACGTCCCGTTCCTGCCCGCCCTTCGGCGGGCCGATGAGCATGCGGCCTTCGACGTCGGTGATGGACCGGGCCACCCGGATCCGCTGGCGCCGCAGCTGGACATCCTTTACCCGCAGTTCGGCGGCTTCGCCAAAGCGGAGCCCGGTGGTCGCAAGGAACCAGATGAGGTCACGGTAGTGGGGTTTGATGGCGTCGGCCAGTGCTTCTACTTCGGGGATGGTCAGGTAGATGTGCTCCCGCTTCACCCCTTTGGGGAGGTTCACGCCTTTGGCCGGCGAGGCGGTGAGTCTCCCTTCTTCGACGCACCAGTTCAGGAACGACCGGAACCGGCCGTAGATCGTGTCGACGGTGCGGGCGGCTTTCCCCATTCCGGACACCCATGCCTGGATGTCGGCGCGGGTGATGTCGGCCAGGATCTTCCCGCCCCAGTACGGTTTGATGGTGGCGCGGATGTCGGACTTGGTCGCGGCGAGGGTGGACGGTTTGAGCTGGGCCTGCGCGGTGACCCATTCCTCTAGGAGGTCACGGACGAAGACCCGGCCGCGGTCTTGGGAGACGTAGGTCCCGGAACGCTGGTTGTGTTCCACCCATGTGAGGTGGGCTTTGGCTGAGTCCTTCGAGGCGAAGGCTAGCTTCCGGTCCTGGCCGGCCTCGGTCCATACGGCCTGCCAGCGCTTCCCCTTCCCGTAGAGCGGGGTCCGGGTTTTGTCCTTCCGGACCCAGCGGTCGTCGACGCGGGACATTAGAGGAGCTCGTGGCCGATGAGGCGCTGCATGATGAGCCATTCGTCGACGTCGAGGTCGGCGAGGTAGGCGCGGACGTCGGCGGGGCCGACGCAGAGGGCCGCGGCGATCATGTCGACCCTGTGTTCGGTGCGGGCCGCGTTGAGGAGCGCCCGGGGTGAGATGAGGCGGCGGGCCGCCCGCGCTGCGGCTTGTGCGCAGCGGTCGGGGCAGTCGGTGCCGTAGTAGGTGTGCGCCTCGGCGTGCACCCTTGATGACCGGTCGATTTCGTGCAGTCCCCCCAGGGGCTTTTCTTGCAACATCTGTAATGCCCTCACTAATGAAATCCACCCCTCGGTGGGGTGCCGCTGTCAGGCTACAGGGTTCCGTAGGTTTCCGTAATTGTCGGGGGTGTGTGCTTGCTGCCGGGGACTGCTGTGAGACCTGTTTACCGGGCGATAAACCTGTTTTTATAGTTACGGAATCGATATGTTAGCTCCGCGAGGAGTTCCTCGTCGGTGAGCTGGTTGGCGCGGGTTACCGGGCCTTCCCGATAGCCGTTTTCCTCCTGGTCGAGGTCCGCCCAGGTCGCCTCGCCGGCCCCTTCGCGCATGGTTGCCAGCGTCACCGAACCCGGGGCGATGTCGGCGGCTTCATCCAAGACTTTTTTGATCGATCCGGCCCGCCATTTGAGGGCGCGTTCTACCTTGCGCTGGCTGTTTTCCGTAGGGACTCGGGTGCCTCTTTCCATCGTGGCGTAGGTCTTGGCGTCGAGTTCGGCGACCTTTGCGAAAGCGACCTGGGAGACTCCTGTTGCGAGGCGGGCGTCTTTGATGAGCTGGGCGATGGTTTGGAGGGCTTCTTCTGGTTTCACAGCCCCATCGTCCTGTACTTTGTTTGCCCTTACAAGTGGCGTGGTTTCCTGAGCTTTCCCTTGGAACGCCCAAGTTTCCGGCGATTCGAACACATATTCGAAAATTACATACCTGTAGTTCCCGCACCCGAAACGCCCGGTTGGAGAGAATTACTTGCATGTTTCCCTAGGATTCCCTAGGATGCCTGTATGACCACAACAGCCAAACGGCCCTACAAGCCCCGCCGCCACAACGACACCGACCCCGCCAAAACCGGCCGCCTGATCCGCCAGCTCCGGATCAACAAGGAGATGAGCCAGGCCGAACTCGCGACGGCCGCCGGCTACACGCACCAGGCCAGCATCTGCCGGATCGAGGCCGGGACGATGCCCATCCCGGACGGGAAACTGATCAAGGTGGCCCGCTACCTCGGGGTGGACCCGGACAAGATCCGCAAGCCCGCCGTGAAGGTCGCCCGATGAGCGCCCGGCATCGAGTGGGCCTCGTCGGATGCGCCTCAACGAAGCTACGCCGCCCGGCGCCGGCACGCGAGCTCTACGTGTCGCAGCTGTTCAAGAAGGCCTCCGCCTACGCCGAAACCACGTGCGATCGCTGGTACATCCTCTCCGCCAAACATGGACTCGTGCACCCGGACTCGGTCCTTGAGCCGTACGACATGAAGCTCGGCGCGAGCACCAGCGGCCAGGAACCCATTCACAACTGGGCGGACCGCGTACGCAAGCAGTTGGCGGCTGAACTGGGGGACGTTCCCGGCGTGGGTCTCGTTGTCCTCGCCGGCGCCCAGTATCAGACCATCGTTCGCCCCTGTCAGTGGCCGTTCGAGATCCCCATGCAGGGGCTCGGCATCGGTCAGCAGCTTGGATACCTCACGAGCCAGCTGCGGGACGCGGCATGAAAGAAAAAGTGAAGCTGTGCCGGGCGATCGGTGGCAACGACTTGGACGCTGCCCACATGTGCCTCTGCTCCAGCGCCGACTGGCATCTGGAAGCCGGCCTCAAGTACCACGGGTGCGATTGCGGCCGGTCATGGAAAGGCGAGGCCCGGTGAGTGAGCCCATGAAGCGTGGGACGCGCCGAAACCTGTCCACCCAGCCCATCCAAGGCAGCCGAGCCAAACCGGCCAAGGTCAAACACGAACCCATCAGTCCGGATGAACTCGCGGAGATCGTCGAGCACGCCCGGCTGACCCGAATTGAAATCGACATCGCCGAATACGGCAGGAGGAAAGCATCATGATCACCCAACAGCGACTCAACGAGATCCGCGAGACCGTTACGGCCGCCACTCCGAACGGGCCGTGGCAGGCATCCTGGGACAGCTGCGACGAGGAGTACTGCAGCTGCCCCGACGGCGGCCGCTTCATCCACGCGATCTACGGGCCCAACAGCGTGAGCTACAGCAAAGAGCCGGAAGACAGCGTGCTCCGGGTCTACGCCAAGCAAGTCACCGAGGTCTGCGACTTCACGAATGAAGCTGCCCAGTTCGTCGCCGAAGCACCCCAGGTCGTCCACGAGCTCCTCGCCGAGGTCGAACGCCAACGAGCAAGATCCAAGTTCTTCGAGCGAGCTGCAGCAAAAGCCACGCGGAAACTAAACGACATGGCCGATGCTCACGAGCAGTGCGATGTCAGCCAGGAGGAGCAAGCATCATGACGCAGGCAATAGCCCTTGAAGACCTGGACTGGATGGCGGATGCCCACGAGGTGCTGGTCAAGGTGGCCGCGGAGGGGAAGCCGTTCGATGCGTACGCTCTCACCGAGAAGGCCGAGCTCCGCGATCCGCCGTCGCCGGCCATGTGGGGGAAGCTCTTCCGGCAGGCGAACGATGCGGGCGTGATCAAGGTTGTCGGGTTCCACAGGTCCCGCCGCCCGGGCCGCTCCGGCGGAGCCTGCCGGGTCTGGCAGGTAGCGGCATGAAACCCATCCATGTTTATCAGTGCAAGAAGGACTGCTGCGTGGTCCGGGTTCCGTCTAAACGGTTTTGGTTCGTCCGGACACCTGCGGGCCGGGAGACGTTCTCATCCTTCCGTGACGCGACGTTCTACGCCGGTTACGTGGCCTCTGCCATCCCCCAGGAGGTAACAGCATGAGCGCGGACGCGAAGGTCTCCGAGGTCGCCGAGCACCTCGGCCTGCACCCCGAAAGTGTCCGCATCCTGGCCCGATCCAACGAGTTCCCCAACGCATACAAGACCGGGGCCGGGAAAGTGAACTCCCCTATCCGGATCCCCTGGTCTGATGTGGAGGACTACCGGAAGAAGCAGCCGAGGGTCCACGGATGAGCGCCACGCTGTTCGACGCCTACACAACGTATTGCTTCTACGGCTGCGACCATGTCGTCGTCGACGTCGACCCTGTGAAGTCCAACGACACGATGGAGCGCCACTACTGGGACAACCACTACACCCAGCAGGACCGCGACACCTTGCGGGCCGCCGGCCAGCCCGCAAGTCGCGTCGGAGTGAAGTCGTGACTCCGGAGGAGCTGTTGTTCGCTGCGGTCCGTCAGGCGATCAACGACGCGGAGGGTGCGGCCGGCACCCCGGACCACCTGCTGGATCTGCAGACCGCGGCTGCTCTCGGGGCGATGCGCCGCCTCGGCTGGGTCAAGGCGGCCGGGTGGGAGTACGCCGTGATGGACCGGGACGTGACGGCGGAGATCGGCTTCAACACGGAGTCCCAGGCGCGGGCGTGGCTCGTGGAGCACCCGGGCCCGTTCATGGTGGAGCGCCGCCCTGTCGGGGTGTGGGAGCCGCTGTCGTGACACCTGATTACCGTGGATTACCGAGCCCTCCCTATTTTTTTGCCCTTTTCCCGCGCTTTCATGTGGAATATTAGGGAAACCTAGGGTAAGCTCGGGTACATAGAACAAAGAGGCCCGGAAGCGCGAACTTCCGGACCTCACACCACCACTACCAGTCAAAGGAACTAGTGATGATCAAGCTCAAGTCTAACCCGGCACCCTACGAGTTCACCAAGGACACCGCCTCAAAGCTCATCTTCGCCGAGGTCAAGCACTTCACCGAAGAGTGCAGCATCCACGGACCCTCCGAAGACGAACTGCAGACCCTCACCCGCCGCCTGTCCTGGCTCGTCGACCGTGACATCCGCTGGACCGACGTCGATCTCCTCGTCTCCTACGCCAAGGAGCTCCGCACCATCGACGCCGGAACCCACCCGAACCTCCGCGTCGACGCTGCCGGCACCGTCGACAACACCGGCCACCTCACCGACTCCCTGATGCTGAACATGTTCTGGGAAATCAACCTCACCCTCGGCGACCTGCGCCCCCGTCTGGAGCTGGCGGCATGAACGTCCTCATCCTCCTCCTCGCAACTATCGCCGCAGGTGTGGCCATCCCCTGGGCCCGCCGCAAGGACGCCGCCGACGCGCACCTGATCCACAACCCCGCATGCGTGGACTGCGCGGCGGATGACGAATGGCTCGGACTATGAGCGCCGCGATCGAAGCCGAAGTGTTCTACTGCCCTGTCGAGACCCGCGCCGCCCGGATGTATGAAGACCCGGAGCCCGCCGAGTTCTGCGAGAACGAAGTCCTCGTCGAAGGCGAACCTTGCAAGGAGCACGGCGGCGAAGAAGAGCCGGACTGGGACGCGATCCGCAAAGACGAACGGCTCGACCGGTGAGCGCCTGCTACTGCGGCGGCCTGTACCGCTGCGAGATCTGCCGCCGGGACGTCTGCTTCTGCCCCGGCCACGAAGACCCCACCCCGGACACCCAGGAGGCCGTGACCTCCGGATACGTAAACCCATCCCAAGCCCGCATCGAAGCGTGGCAGACCAAGCAGGAGCTGACCCGATGAGCACCACATTCCGCGAACCGACCGGCAAGCCCACATGGCCGATCCTCCTCATTGCCGGCGGCGAGAAGGCAGGCAAGTCCTACGCATCCGCCAAGGCCTCCGCCTCTGACCTCATCGGCCAGACCTACTGGATCGGCGTCGGTGAGGACGACCCGGATGAGTACGGCGCGATCCCCGGGGCGCGGTTCCGGATCGCCAAGCACAGCGGCACGCACCACTCCATCGTGGAAGCACTGCGGGACGCCTCCAAACAGCCCCGGATCGACGGCAAGCCGAACCTCCTGGTCGTCGACTCCGGAACCCGTGTCTGGGAAATGCTCTCCGACGAAGCCCAGGAGCGTGCGAACATGCGAGCCAAGAAGGCGGCCGAGAAGTACAAGCGGGACTTCGACCCGGAAGCTGAAGCCACCATCGGTCCTGACCTGTGGAACCGTGCCACCGGACGCTGGCAGGACGTTATGGAGATCCTCCGTGAACACGACGGCCCCTCCATCATCACCGCCCGCCTGGACATCGTGACCATCATGGACGCCAAGGGCCAGCCGACCAAAGACAAGACGTCGAAGGTCAAAGCCCAGAAATCGCTCCCGTTCGACGTCGGCGGCATCGTGGAAATGCCGGAGCGCGGGAAGGCGTACATCAGCGGCATCCGTTCGTTGAAGCTGGACCTGCCCGTCGGTGAGAAGCAGCAGGTCCGGGACTTCTCGGTGGATTGGCTGTGGCGCCAGCTCGGTCTGGACGTCGAGGGGGCGACGTCTCCGCGTCAGCATTCCGGAGCCGATGGCCAGGCATCGGCCGCGGTCCCGGACACCGCTCCCGCCCAGCCTGCCGAGCCTGCCCAGCGCCCACAGGGGAACCCGAACGAGGACGCCGGGGCATCGGCACTGCACGCCCGGCAGGCAGCCGCCCGCGCAGCCGCCCCCGTCTGGGGTCCGGAGCAGGCCGAACAGCTCGAAGTCCGGATCTACGAAGCCAAGGGCAACGTCGACATCCTCCGATCCCTGTGGAAGTCCGCGCAGGGCATGGGCGCCCCGCAGGAAGTCCTCGACCGCATCGCCAACATCAACAAGCCGCAGACCGAAACGAAGGAGCAGGCAGCATGAGCGCCCAGACCGAAGAACAGACCGACGAGATCGTCCAGGTCGACATCAAGGCCGAGAACCTCCGGTTCGTGTTCAAGAAGACCATCGTCGACGCCTTGTCCGCGGAGATCAAGCAGGACCGGGAAGAGCACATCAAGCCCCTGCTTGAGGAGTGGCGCCGCTCCGGGAACAAGTCGTTCTCCGTGACCCTCCCGGACGGGACGAAGATCGGCCAGGTCACCCTGACCGAGGGCAAAGACGCCACGGTCATCGCGGACGACACGGCGTTCTTCCTGTGGATGAAGGCGAACCACCCGGAAGAGATCGAAACGGTCATCGTGCCGGAGAAGGTCATCCCGGCGTCGTCGTACGAGCAGGTGAAGCCGGCGGCCCTGAACCGTCTGCTCGAGGAGGAGTTCGCGATGGAGGACGGGATGGTGATCACGAAGGAAGGCGAGCCCGTCCCCGGTGTCGAGTACCTGAAGGCCCCGGAGCCGTCCCAGTTCTCCGTGACGTACGCCGGGACGAAGGCGGTCGACAAGGACCGCACGAAGCAGAAGCTGTTCGAGGCGTACCGCCGCGGCGAGTTGGCACACCTGAACCTCGGCTCCGCACTCCCCCAGATCGAGGCCTGATGAGCACGCCCACGACGAACGACGTCATCCTGACCCTCGCCCAGTTGGGCCGGGATCTGGACAACAAGCAGGACGAGATCGCACGCCTGGACGAGGAAGCCGTCCGGGCCCGGTCCCGGTTTGAGGTGTCCTTTGCGCGGGCGTTCATCCAGGCGGCCGGCGCCGAGGGTCTGCGGAAGCAGACCGCGGTGCTGGAGACCGAGGCCGCGAAGCTGGACGCGGAGATCGCGGACCAGAAGTTGAGGGCAGCGCGGGAAGCGATCCGGGTCCTTCGGGACCGGCTGGATATTGGGCGCTCCCTCAACTCCGCGATCCGCTCCGAGTGGGCCGCGCAGGGCGCCGGGCAGGCGATGGCGGCGTGAACGGGTTCAGCAAGGCCCAGAAGATCGCCATCTCCGCCCGAGACCTCGGATGTGTCGTTCACGGCGCAGGCGGGGACTGCGTCGGGGACCTGATCCACCACCACCGGAAGGGCCGCGGCGCCGGCGGGGTGAAGTCCCGCAACCGTGTCGCGAACGGCCTGCTGGTCTGCGCCCGCTGGAACACTCTCGTTGAGGCCATGCCGGATCTCGCCGCCCAGGCGCGGAAGAAAGGCTGGAAGCTCCGCACAGATCACGAGATCGACACCCTCCCCGTCTGGATCCCCAAACTCGGCCAGTTCGTCCTCTTGGACGACGACGGCCATTACACCGATTTGCACCACACCATCATCACTAGTCAGGAAGCAGCGTAAACATGGCAGGCGAAACAACAATCACGGTCATCGGAAACCTCACGAACGATCCGGAGCTGCGGTTCACACCGTCGGGCTCCGCGGTCGCAAACTTCACGATCGCGTCCACGCCCCGCACCTTCGACCGGCAGTCCAATGAGTGGAAGGACGGGGAGACGCTGTTCCTCCGGGCCAGCGTGTGGCGTGAAGCTGCGGAGAACGTGGCCGAGTCCCTCACCAAGGGTATGCGCGTCATCGTCTCCGGCCGCCTGAAGAGCCGCAGCTACGAGACGAAGGAAGGCGAGAAGCGAACGGTGATCGAGTTGGAGGTCGACGAGATCGGCCCCAGCCTCCGGTACGCGAACGCGAAGGTTAACCGGACGCAGCGGTCCGGCGGCCAGAGCAACGGCGGCGGCAGTGGCGGCCAGGCATCCGGCGGGAACTGGGGCGGAACCCAGTCGCCGGCCGCGCAGGAAGACCCCTGGGGCAACGGCCCGTCGTCGGAGCCGCCCTTCTAAACACCCTCGCATCATCCTGGGACCCGTTCGGCTTTGGCCGGGCGGGTCCTTTTGCGTGCCTCGGGCGTTCTAGGTAGTCCTCACCAATACCTGAGTACACGACACGGCGAAAAACGCGTACATGGTAGGTAAAGCTAGGTGTTTCGCGGTAAGCTGTACTTGTTCAACCAAAGAAAAAGCCCGTCAGTGCGGGAACACTGCCGGGCCAACCATCCACAAAGAAACGGTCTCTCTAAATGAAGAATAACCGCAATACAGTCGCGCCCGCAATACCTCAGGATTCCCTCATCATCCTCCGGGAAGTATCCGAGGCCTACGAACGCCTCAAGGTCGCCCGCAAAGTAGCAGCCAAAACCGCCCAGGCACACCACACGTACGAGGAGATCGGCGAAGCGCTCGGCGTCACCGCCGGCCACGCCCACGTGCTCATCAACGGCCGCCGGAGGGCCGCATGAGCGCGTTCGTGAAGGCGTACCCCCGCGCCAAGGTCACCCGCCACCCGAAGATCAACGGCTGGGTCATCGACCTGATCCAGCGTGAAGGGGCCCGCCCGAAGCGCGTGGCCGCCACATACGCGACCGCAGCGTTCGCGGACCGGGCCGCCCGGGTGAAGCTCGGCGCCACTGCCCCCACGGTCTACAAGCCGCTCCCCCAGCACGTCCGCCCGCTGGATTCCGCCCGGGTGACTGTCGAGCCGGAGGCCCGCACCGCGCAGGCTCCCGAGGCGCCCGCTGACGCCCGCCGCACCCGCGCACCCCACGGCGAGCGCAGCACCGGGACCTGCACGCCCTGCGGCCGGCCAATGCGCCCCGCAGGATCGAAGGCCACCGACTACCCCGGCACGACCCTGCGTCAGCGTGATGGCATCTGCCAGACCTGCTACCAGAAGGCCAAGCGCGAGGGAGCTGCAGCATGAGTCTCACAGTCTCCGACTTCTTCTGTGGCGCCGGCGGGTCCAGCTCCGGCATCATGCAGGTCCCCGGCCTGCATGTGAAGCTCGCCCTGAACCACTGGGAGCGCGCCATCGAGACGCACGGCTACAACCACCCGGACACCGACCACGCATGCGCTGACATCGCGCACATCCGGCCCGAGTACACACCCCGGACGCACCTGCTGTGGGCCTCCCCGGAATGCACCAACTTCACCGTCGCCAAGGGCGTTAAGCGTGAGCAGTGGGACGGGCAGGACTCCCTGTTCACCGACGGCCTGCCCGACGAGGCCGCGCAGCGCTCCCGCGCCACAATGTACGACGTGCCCCGCTTCGCCGAAGTCCACCAGTACGAAGCCATCATGACCGAGAACGTCGTCGAGGTCACCGCATGGAAGCCGTTCCGCGGCTGGCTGCAGTCCATGGGAGACCTCGGCTACGAGCACAAGATCATCAGCCTCAACTCCATGCACGCCCAGGCGTTCGGGCCCGGCGCCCCGCAGTCACGGGACCGCGTCTACATCGTGTTCTGGCGCAAGGGCAACAAAGCCCCGGACTTCGAACGGCTCCGCCCGATGGCCGAATGCGAGAAGCACGGCATGGTCCGCTGCATCCAGGCATTCAAGGACCCGTCCAAGATTGTCGGGAAGTACCGGCAGCAGTACGTCTACCGCTGCCCGAACACCAGCTGCCGGAACGCGGTCCTTGAACCCGCCGTGAAGCCTGCCTCGGACGCGATCGACTGGACCATCAAGGGCGCCCGCATAGGCGACCGGAAGAAGCCCCTGGCCGCCGCCACCATGCGGCAGATCGTCGAGGGCTTGAACCGCTACCCGAACGCCAAGAGCATCCTGACGCAGTTCTACGGCTCACCGTCCCCGAAGCCGACCACGGACCCGTACAGCACGTTCACCACCCGGGACCGGCACGGCCTCGTCGTCACCCTACGGTCGAACGCTGTCGCCACCCCCGCCAGCGAGAAGCCGTTCACCACCATAACCGCCGGCGGCAACCACCACGGCCTCATGACCTACACCGAGCACGACGTCGCCGACGTCGCCTTCCGGATGATCCAGCCGCACGAGCAGATGTGGGGCATGGACTTCCCGAAGGACTACACCATCCTCGGCACGATGAAGGAACGCACCATGCAGGCCGGAAACGCGGTCACTCCCCCGGCTGCCCGCGACCTCGCGTCCATCGTCGCTGACTCACTGGAGGTGGCGGCGTGAGGGTTTACACGAAAGCGAACTTCCCCGAACGCCTGGAGCAGGCGCGGAAGCTTCTGGAGGACGGCGCATCGCGGATGGAGGTCACCCGCTCCACGGGGGTAACCCGGGAGGCCCTGGTCAAGTACTGCCCCGGCATGAAGTGGACCTTCACGCAGGCCGGGCAGTTCCGCGCCCTGACCCGCGACACGAAAGTCCGGGGTGGGCTATGAGCTGGAGCCGCGCACCCATCGCCCGTGAGCGCCTCGACCGGGCGGAACTGCTGCTCCGGGAAGGGGCTTCGCAGAAGGAAGTGAGCACCACGACGGGGATCTCCCGCGGGGTGCTGAACAAGCACTTCCCGGAACTGAAATGGACCTCGAAGCAGGCCGGAGAGTTCCGGGCCGCGACCCGATACGTGAAGGTGAGCATCTGATGGCCTGGTTCAAGGTGGACGACAAGCTCCACTCGGCCCCGAAGCTCCTGAGCATCCCCCGCAAGTACCGGCTGGCTGCCCTCGGGCTGTGGACCCTCGCGGGGTCGTGGAGCGCCGACCAGCTGACCGACGGGATGATCCCGGAGTACATGGTGGAGGAATGGGGAGGCACAAAAACGCTCGTCGAGTGGCTCGTAAAAGCTGACCTGTGGCAAAAAATCGAGGACGGAACCCAGTTCAAGAACTGGGAGGAGTACCAGCCCACGAAGGCCGACATTGAAGCGGAGCGGGAGAAAAACCGCGAGAAACTGCGGAAATGGCGGGAACGTAACCGGGAGAGTAACGAGGGTGTAACCGGGTTACAGGACGGTTCGAAACCGGGTAGTAACCCCGCCCCCGACCCGACCCGACCCGACCCGACCCCTATAGAAGAAGCTAAAGCTTCTTCTGGCAGCACCCGGGAAGACGTGACCAAGCTCTGCACCATCCTGGCGGATCTGATCGAACGCAACGGCTCGCTCCGGCCGGAGATCACCAAGACGTGGACCGATGAGGCCCGCCGCATGATCGACCTCGACGGCCGCGAGCCGGCCAAGGCGGAGAACCTGATCCGCTGGGCTCAGGGCGACACGTTCTGGCGGAAGAACGTCCTGTCGATGGGTAAGTTCCGGGCCAAGTACGACCAGCTACGGCTGGCCGCGGTGGAGGACTGGGAGAAGAACAAAACCGGGGCGTCCCCGGATGGGCTGATCGACGTCGACGCGGTCCTCGGCCGTGACGTGTGGTCGCCCGGGACACCCCCGGCGGGGCTGGATGTTGCCGGGGAAATTGAGTGGAAGAAACAGCAGCGGGCCGCGCACAAGGCCGAACGGCTCGAAGAAGCAAAGCAGAAATTGGGGGTAGCGGCATGAACGACAGGACACCACGGCAGGACATCGGCGCGGAGCGGGCAGTGATTGGGGCGGCGATGCTTGACCAGCGCGTCCTGGAGGACATCAACCTCAAGGGTGAGGACTTCTACCGGCCCCAGCACGAGGAGCTGTGGGACCTGATCCTCACCGAGTCACGGGCCGGGCGCCCTGTCACACCGCTGGCGCTGGTCCAGAGGCTGATCTCGGCGCCTATCGTGGGTCTGGAGCCCACCTACCTGCACGAGTGCATGGAAGCGGCCCCGGTCCGCGCCGCAGTCCCGCACCACGCCGGGATCATCGCGGGCCTGGCGCGGCTTCGGAGGCTGGCCGACGTCGGCGCGCAGCTCCAGCAGATGTCCATGACCTCGGCGTGGGACGAAACTGAGCAGGTCCTCGACGACGCCCGCGCCGTGCTGGACACGACCGCCAACGAGGCAACCGGCATCCGGGTCCGCACCTTCGCGGACGCACTCGAGTCTGCCATCGACCTGTGGTCCTCCCCCAAGGGCAAGTCCTACCCGACCGGCTGGTCCGATCTGGACCGGAAGTTCAACGGCGGCTGGCACCCTGGCCAGCTGACCATCATGGGCGCCCGCCCGGCCGTCGGCAAGTCGCTGGTGGCCGGCTGCGCAGCCGTGGCCGCTACGGGCTACGGGGTGGGTTTCTTCTCACTGGAGATGAAGGAGCACGAGGTTGTCGGGCGCATGACGGCCGCCTCCGAGGGCGTGGACCTGCACCACCTGAACTCATTCGAGCTGACGGACGCTGACTGGTCGAAAGTTGCCCGGCTCCGGGCGAAGTCGGCCGAGTGGCCGGTGTACATCGAGGAACTTTCCCGGACAACGATGGCGCAGATCCGCGCCACTGTGCGGACGTGGAAGCGCCGCGGCCCGGTCCCGCTGGTGATCATCGATTACCTGCAGCTCGTGGCGCCGGCTGACACCCGGGAGCAGCGCGAACGTCAGGTCGCACGGATCGCGGAGGACTGCAAGCACCTCGCGAAGGAGTTCGACACGCACGTCCTCGCGCTGGCGCAGGTGAACCGCGGCTCCACGCAGCGGGCCGATACCCGGCCCACGATGGCGGACCTGCGTGAGTCCGGCGGGATCGAGGCGCACGCGGACAACATCATCCTGCTGCACCGTGATGACGATGAGATGGAGGGCGAGATCGAGTTCATCATTGAGAAGAACCGGCATGGAGAGACGGGGAAGATCCGTTTGGCGTGGCGGCCGCACTTCGCGTCGGTCAACTCGATGGCACCTGAGCCGAGCGACTTCCGGCACGGCATCGCGTGAGGGAGTGGGTGATTGACCTGCCGTGGGCGACTCCCCCGGTGAAGCCGAACGGCGGGTATTCGAACCGGTACGCGCATTCGGCGAAAGTCGCGCAGGCCCGGCAGGTCATGGGCCTGCTGGGCCGGGCCGCCGGCATCCCTCCCCTGGTCCGGTGTGAGGTGTTGCTGACCTGGCATGTCGGGGACCGGATCGCCCGGGACGCCGACAATCTCGTGTGGACATTAAAGCCGCTGTGCGATGCGCTCTCGTCGGGGAAGAAGCACACGGACCACCCGATCGTGGCGGACGATACGCCGGAGTTCATGGTCAAGCCCATGCCGGTGGTGTCGTTCGTGAAAGGCCAGCGGAAGCGGCTGAGTGTCCGCATCCGGGAGTTGAGCACGTAGGGATTTCTCACCAATTCAAGGGAAACCTAGGGAATATTGTGCTACTCTGTAATCACAAAGAAGAAGCCCCGCGACGTCAGGCAACGTCCGGGGCAATGACCGGGAAGGAACCCCGATAGTGGCAATTGTATCAACACCGGAGCTGGAGGCGTCGAAGCTGTACCGCCAGCTCATCAAGGCCCGCCGCAACGCCGAAGAAACCACGGCCCGCGCCGCCACCACGTACCGCGAGGCCGAAGCCTCCCGCGAACACCTGGCCAACCTCGAAGCCGAGTACCGGGCCGTGAAGCGGGAGTGTGTCGCATGAGCGCCCGCGACGAACTGTTCCAGTTGATGTTGGGGCGAACCACAACGAAAGCCGTGGAGCGTATCCTCGCCGCCGGCTATTCTAAGCCCCGCACCATCACCACCGCCGAAGAACTCGACGCGCTCCCGGTCGGTTCGGTCGTGAAGGACAACGACGGCCACGCCCATCTGAAGTACCCGCGAGGCTGGGTCCGCACCGGTCAGGAACCGTACAGCACCCCGGAGGGCATCCTTCCGGCGCTCGTCGTCCACGAGGCCAGCGCGTGAGGGCGGCGCGGTGGACGTTCCGCCGTCGTCTCGCCTGCTTCTTCGGTGAGCAGCTGATCCCCGGCCGGCACTACCAGTTCCGGGTGAAGGCATGAGCGGGGCTATGGGATCTCACCAGTCCGCGGCCATGAAGTCGGACGTATGGCTCACACCGCCGCACATCGTGGAAGCGTTAGGCCCGTTCGACCTCGACCCGTGCTCCCCCATCGGACGGCCGTGGGACACCGCGGCCAAGCACTACACGGCGGAGGATGACGGTCTGTCCTTCGAGTGGGAGGGACGCGTGTGGATGAACCCGCCGTACGGCGCGCAGGCCGCAACCTGGCTGGAACGGCTGGCCAAGCACAACGACGGCATCGCGCTCGTGTTCGCCCGGACCGAGACGCGCATGTTCTTTGACTGGGTATGGCCATACGCCTCTGCCCTGCTGTTCATCGAAGGACGGCTGCACTTCCATCGTCCGGACGGCACCCGTGCGAAGGCCAACAGTGGCGCCCCGTCCGTCCTCATCGCCTACGGGGACGCCGCCGCCCGCCGACTCATCAACTCCGCCATTGCCGGCGCCCGCATCGACCTGCGGAGGATGGCCGCATGACCACCCATTGCCGGTGCTGGACCGAACCCGCCCGAGTCCACGCCGGGCTCTGCTGCATGGCCACCGCAGGGCAGACCTGCCACGAAACGACCGGGCAAACCGCCCACCAGGAAGGAACACGATGAGCGACACTGACCAGCTCGCCGCCATCGAAGCCCGGGCCCAGGCGTACGCCGACCACGGCACTCCCGGGCTGGCCGCACCCGCTGACCGTGCCTACCTCCTCGCCATGGTGCGGGAACAGCGGGCCAAGTTGGACCTGCTCACGATGGCGAAGGAAGAAGCCGACGAGCGCTGCTGCTGCGGAGTGTGCGGGATATGAGCCAGCGGCTGCCGGACTACGAAGCCCTCCGCGCCGCTCAGGCCCGGGCGCAGGAAGCCGACCGGATCGGCCCCGACCAGGAACGCTGCGACGCCTACGAGAGAGAAGACCACGGATGAGCGAACACCTTTGGGAAGTCGAGCACGACTACTACGGGCCCGAGGGGAGCTACTGGGCGAACCAAGCCCAGCAGGGACCGTACATCAACCGCTTCGAATCATGGGCCGACTTCGCAGAAGAGGGGATGCACTCCGCGCCGCCCGGTCTGAACTTCCTCTACCGCTGGGACTGGCATGCCTGGCACCTTGAATACCCCAAGGACTACCCGGACGGGAAACTCGGCCATGAGCTGGAACTGTTCTGGATGATGCCACGCAAGGGGATCATGGCCCGGTCCTCCATCAGCGTCACAGAGGCTGACGAGCCCGCAGTCTGGGTGTGGCTCACAAAGCACGCCGACTACATGCGCGGCATGTGGGCGCCGTTCAACATGGGTCCCCATGCCTGAGTGTGAGGCGGAGCGCCGGATCAAGCAGGCCCTGTACGTGATGGAGAACGACTGGGCCGCTGGCACGTTCGACTACGGCAAGATCAAGGGCCTCCTCACCGGGAAGCCGTCCGAACAGTGCGCCCACGCGGACTTGGCCGCCTGAGCAGGTGAAACCCGGTGAAACTGGCCGCATGACACCCGCCGGAGTGTTCGGGAAACCAAGGGAATCCACGGTAAACTTAGGACATGACATGTGGGGGATGCACTGGGGAAGCTAACGTCAAACTCTGCCCGTCCTGCCGGGACGTCCTGATCCAGGACCTCGCCGAGACAGACAGCATCATCGGGGACCTGCGCACCACCATGGCCCGGCAAGACAAAGGCGCAGACAGCATCGGCGGCGGGGGCCCTTCCGGCTCCCGCCCACCGATCAACCTCGACGCCCTCGACCGGTACGAGCAGCTCCGCGAAGTCCTCACCGGCTGGGCCACCCAACTCGAAGGCCGGGCGTACCTCGTCCTCGTCCGCACCGAAGACGTCGCCTCCTACCTGCTGGCCAACATCGAGAAGGTCCGCACCGCCGAATGGGCGTACGACCTCCTCGACGAGCTGCGGGACGCGATGAACGCCGCACGCATGGCCACGGACCGGGCCGCCGACCGGATCAGCCTGGGCATGTGCGGGGAAGCAGTCGAGGGGATCGTCTGCACCGACACCGTCACAGCGATCACCGGCGCCGCCTACGGCCGCTGCCGAACCTGCGGGACCAGCATCAACGTCAAGGCCTACCAGCTCACCCGCATCAGCGCCGCATGGCACGTCCGCGGGAACCTCCCCGAAATCCTCCGGGCACTCAAAGCCCACGGATCGGTCAACATCCCCCTGGAGCGGGCAAAGAAGTGGGTGCAGCGCGGGAAGCTCATCCCCGGTGTGGACGGGAAGTTCTCCCCCGCCGAGATCCTCGACCACCACCGGGCGACGAAGCAGGGCCAGGCGGAACTGGCAGCGTGACACGTTACCGAGGATTGGGGAGAAATGGTTGACTTTCCCTAATCTTGTCCCTAAGATGTTCTTAGAGTGCGAGAAGTGGCTGAGACCCCACCCGCGCACACGAACTTGAAGCCCCGCCAGTGTCCCCCCAGGCCGGCGGGGCTTCACTTTTCCAACCATGAGGGCGCCGCTACCGCCCGGATGGTCATAGATAGGAACCGACCCCCAGGAGGTCACTATCTGCCGCGCTGGCTTACGCGCACGCCGCTCGCTGGGAAGCGCCGGCACCGACTCCCGCGTGACGGCGGGCCAAGACCGTCACTCCGTCGGGCCCGGGAGGACTGCAGAACCTCCCGGGTCTGGCAACAAGGACGTACCCTGCTGAGCGGAACACGCAGGCAGGGGAACAGCGGCCGTAGAACTCATGCCGGTAAACAGCGAGGCCGGACGCAACCGCTCAGGGCGAGTGAGACAAATGGGTAAGTCAACGTGTCCAGAGCGTCACGGGATTGCGGGTTCGACTCCCGCCTCGCCCACGGCGGCCCCATGCCGCTCCCATGAGTAAGACCGCCGGACTATTCACCCGGCAGGACTGTATGGCCTGGAGGTTTCCCCTCCGCCGGTTCGATCCCGGCCAGTCCACTGACGGGGAAAGCGTATCGACCAACCATCGAGGCAACGCGATCCAGCGAGTACCCGTCCACCCATCGACCCATTGACCCAATGCACGTTGAGAGGCTGACGGGGACCCCATGCAATGCAAGGCGACGAAGCGGTCTGGTGATCGGTGTGGGAATCCGCCGATCAAGGGTGCGACCGTGTGCCGGATGCATGGTGGGAAGGCGCCGCAGGTTGTGGCGGCGACTGCCCGGCGTAGGGCTGAGGCCGCGGCTCGGGAGCAGATGGAACGCGCCGTGGTCACGTTGGGTCTGCCGATCGATGTGGATCCGGGTAAGGCGCTGCTAGACGAGATCCACTGGACGGCCGGCCATGTCGCGTGGCTCCGCTCCAAGGTGCAGGAGCTCGAAGGCGACGAACTCGTCTGGGGCAAGGTCCTCCACCGTGAAGGCGTTGGCCCGGAAGGGCCCGTGGATGTAAGTGACCACAAGTCGGCCCCGAACACCTGGTACCAGCTCTACATGGCCGAGCGGGAACACCTCGCGAAGGTCTGCTCGCTCGCCTTGAAGGCGGGCATCGAGGAGCGGAAGGTCAAGCTGGCCGAGTCCCAGGGCCTGCTCGTCGCCGATGTGATCCGCCGAATCCTCGGCGCGCTCGGGCTTACCCCTGCCCAGCAGTTGCTCGTGCCTGAGATCGTGCCCCGTGAGCTGCGCGCCCTCGCCGCCGGAGACTGACCGTCCAATCTGAGGGGCTGAGCGCATGATCGAAGTGTCGCTGGTCGTGTTCTTCGTTCTCTTGCTGGCCGTATTCTCCCTGGGCCTCGTGCCGGCGAAATTCCCGGCGCTGCTCTCGCGGCCGTCCAAGGTTCGCCATCAGATCGCGGCGCAGGACTACCGGGAGGAACTGCGGCTGCGGAAGAAAGCCGAACACGACGAATGGTACGCCCAGTGGACGGCGCTGATCCCGCGCAAGCCGGAGCCGCCCGCCTTGATCTGGTACGACGACTGCAGTTGCGAGTCGGTGTACGACATCAATCTGTGCGACCGCTGGGGCACTCACACCATTACGCGCATCGCCCCGGACTGCAAGAATCACGGCCACGCCAGCTGGTACGCGGAGAAGCTGGTCGAGCATAAGGCCGAGCTGCGGTCATGGGTTCAGATGAACGTGCCCAGTCTGGCGCAGAACCCGTACCAGTATCCGCGGCGCCCCGCCGTCAAGGTACACGCTTAGGAGGACGCCGTGAGCGTGGACATGTGGGAAGCCGCTGCCCGCATGTTCGAGCCGCCCCCGCCCGAACCTGACCGGCCCCAGTGGGACTCCCCTGGCGACCTCGCCAAAGCCGTTGACCCCTCCACTATCCAGACCCCCGCGCTTGACCTCATCGACCAGGCGTTGATGGACGTCGAGAACGGCCTCTGCGACCGGCTCATCATCTCCATGCCACCGCAGGAGGGGAAGAGCACCCGTGTGACGAAGGTCGGGCCGCTGTGGTTCCTGACCCGCAACCCGGAACGCCGCATCGCCGTCGTATCGTACTCCGCCGGGCTCGCGCTCACCTTCGGGCGGGACATCCGGAAGTTCATTACGGACAACCAAGGCCAGGAAGGCACCCTCGACCTTGGCCTGCGGATCAGCCCCGACAACGGGGCGGCGTCCGAATGGACCCTGGACAAGCACAAGGGCGGGGTGAAGGCTGTTGGCCTCACCGGCGGCCTGACCGGTAAGCCCGCCGACATCCTGTTCATCGACGACCCCGTGTCGAACCGTGAACAGGCCGAATCCCCAACCTTCCGGGAACGGGCCAAGAACTTCTGGCGCTCCGTCGGCTCCACCCGCCTCGCACCCGGCGCGCCCGTGATCCTGATCCTCACCCGCTGGCACGTCGACGACATGGCCGGCTTCCTGCTCTCCCAGCCCGACAAGGCCCGGTGGCGGGTCATCAACATCCCCGCCCAAGCGAACCACGACCCCGACGAGGGCGAGACGGACCCGCTGGGCCGCGAACCCGGCGAGTGGATGGTCTCCGCCCGGACCAACGAGAAGACCGGCCAGTCCCGCACCCCTGCCGAGTGGGAGCAGATCCGGATCCAAGCCGGACCCCGCGACTTCTCCGCCCTCTACCAAGGCTCACCGAACCCGGAGACGGGCAACGTGTTCCCGAAGGAATGGGTGCGCTACGACCAGCCGCTGTGGATCGAACAGCCCGACGGCTCACGCCGCGTCCCGGGCATCGGCCGCGACGACCACGAGCTGATCCAGTCGTGGGACCTCACGTTCAAGGACAAGCCCACATCGGACTTTGTCGTCGGGCAGGTCTGGCTCCGGGTAGGCGTGCAGGCCTACCTGCTCGACATGGTCCGGGCCCGGCTGAACTTCAACGCCTCCGAAGAGGCCGTGCTGGCGATGTCCGCGAAGTGGCCGCAGGCGGTGGCGAAGTTCATCGAGGACAAAGCCAACGGGCCGGCCGTGATCAACTCCCTCCAGAAACGCCTGGTGGGTCTGATCCCGATCGAACCCGAAGGTTCCAAGTTCGCCCGCGCCTCCGCCGTGTCGCCGCTGGCACACGCCGGCAACATCATCTTGCCGACGGCCGAGCTGCTCCCGAACGTGGAGGAGCTAATCGAGGAAGCGAAAGCTTTCCCGAACGGCGCGCACGACGACACCATCGACGCCATGTCGCAGGGCACCAACCGGCTCCTGCTCATGCCGCTCACCGCGGCGGATGACCTCGTCGAACCGGACGAATACGAGGAAGCGGACCTTCGCGGGTACGCCATCACCCCTTACTGACACCCCCAACAGATCGGAGGGCCCTGTGCCTGGCATCATGGAAGCCCTCGGCCTGCGCAGCAAGACCACGGAACCGACAGTCGCCGCGTGGCGGCTGGAGGACGCCGCGTACCGGCTGGAGACGGCGAACGAGAACCTAGCCCGCCTGCAGCTCATGTACGAGGACGCCGGCTGGGAATCGCTGACCGCGACGGGCCGCACCGAGTTCACCCGTGACGGGTTGGCCCGGAACGCGGAACTGTGCCGGGTGATGTTCATCGCCAACCCGCTCATGAAACGCGGCCTCGGCATCCGGGCCTCCTACGTCTTCGGGCAGGGTGTGGAGATCAACGCCCGCGACGAGGACGTCGACGCCGTGGTGCAGGAGTTCCTGGACGACGAGGGCAACCGTGACGCCGTCACCGGCGCGCAGGCCCGGGTCGTGCTGGAGAACGAACTCGGCACCGACGGGAACGTCTTCCTCGCCCACTTCACCAACCCCCTCACCGGCAGGGTGAAGGTCCGACCGCTGCCGTTCGATGAGATCGTGGAGATCATCACCGAACCCGGGGACAAAACCACGCCGTGGTTCTACCGGCGCCGCTGGGTTGAGACGACCCTGACGTCGACGTTCGGGTCCATCTCGGTGGAGAAGGAAGCCCTGTACCCGGCGCTGAAGTACCAGCCGCTGACGAAGTTCAAGACCTTCGCCCAGGTCCCGGTGATCTGGGACGCCCCCGTCCTGCACGTGAAGGTCAACCCGGTCGGGGTTTGGGGTGTGGGCGACGGGTTCGCGGCCCTGCCGTGGTGCCGGTCCTACAAGGAGTTCCTTGAGGACTGGGCCACCCTGTGCCGGGCATTGTCCCGGATCGCGTTCCGCGCCTCCTCCTCGAAGGCCAAGGCGTCCCAGACGCAGCGGGCCGGGCTCGAAGCGCTCAACAAGCTCGGCGCCGGTTCGTCCGTGTCCCTTGGTGAGGGCCAGTCGTTGGAGGCGGTGCCGAAGACCGGCGCGACTCTCGACTCCGAATCAGGCCGGCCGCTCGCAGCGATGGCAGCCGCCGCCCTCGGCGTCACCGTCACCATCCTCCTCGCCGACCCCGGCATCACCGGCGCCCGCGCCACCGCCGAAACTTTGGACCTCCCGCAGCGCCTCGAAATGCAGGGCCGGCAGGAAGTCTGGGCGCAGGCCTACCGGGCGTCCCTCGGGTACGTCATCGAGCAGGCCGTCATCGCCCCCCGCGGCGCCCTGAAAGGCACTGTGGTCCGTGACGGGGACCGGCTCCTCGTGGACCTGGGCGACAAGGACGCGACCGTCGAGGTCGTCTGGCCGGACCTCGCAGAGATCCCCCTCGACATCCTGATGGCCGCACTGGAGAAGGCCGACGGCATGTCCGTCCTGCCGCCGCTGGAAATCCTCAAGCTCGTGCTGCGGGCGTTGAAGATCCGCGACATCGACGACATCCTCGACGACGTCACAGACGACCAGGGGAACTACATCGCGCCGGCCGTCACCGCCGGGGACGCGGCGGCCAAGGCGTTCCGCGACGGCAAAGACCCGGCGGCGGCGCTCAAGTGAGGCTGTGGCTTCACCGTCTTGTGTGCTCGGTGTTCGGGCACGACTGGAGCCATTACTTCTACCCCGATGGTGACGACTGGTTCGGCGCGCCTCACAACAGACGCGTCTGCCGCGACTGCCTCACCGACGAAGCCCAATAGGAGGCAAGGATGGCGGTCACGGCCGATACTCTGCGGATCGTTGACCGCCTCCGCGCCGACCTGGAACGCATGACGGACGCCCAGACCCTCACCCTCACCCGGGCATGGGTCGAAGCGTACGACGCTTTGGCGCCGGAGTTTCAGGCCGCCGTCGTGGAGCTGGTCGCCGCCGGCGGGAACGTGTCCCGCTCCACTGTGGCGAAAAACATCCGGCTCCGCGACGCCCTGCAAACCAGCCGGGCCATGCTGGACGAGCTGGCCCGCACCACGGAGACGGTCGTGGCCACAGACGTCGGGCAGGCCGTCCTGGACGCGGTCGACGGGCACCACGCCATCGTCGCCTCCCAGCTCCCACCCACAACACCGGGGGTCAGCTTCACCCGCATGTCCCCCGACGCACTCGCCGCGATCGTGGAGCGCACCACCAAGCAGATCCACTCCGCGACCGTGCCGCTCCCGGCCGACGTGGAGCGGGCCATGAAAGCCCAGCTGGTCCGCGGTATCGCCGTCGGGGACAATCCGCGCCGGACCGCGTCGAAGATCATGGCCGCCACCGAGCAGCGGTTCAACGGCGGACTCACCCGGGCGCTGACCATCGCCCGGACCGAGACCCTGGACGCGCACCGGACCGCCACACGGGCGTCGGAGAAGGTCAACACGGACATCCTCGAAGAGTGGGAGTGGCACGCCGCGCTCACGGCCCGTACCTGCCCGTCCTGCTGGGCGAAACACGGCACCCGGCACCCGTTGGAGGAGCCGGGCCCGAACGATCACCAGAACGGCCGCTGCGCCCGCGTCACCGTCACCAAATCGTGGGCGGACCTCGGATTTACGGGGATCGAAGAACCCGCGTCGCTGACACCGGACGCGCAGGCGACATTCGCGAACCTCACCCCGGACGCACAACTCGCCGTCATGGGCCCGGCCCGGCTCGAACTGCTCAACTCCGGCAAGATCGCCTGGGCTGACCTGTCCACCGTCAAGCAGACCCCCGGCTGGCGCGACTCATACGCCGTCACCCCGGTGAAGGATCTGCGCTAGGTCCCGTCACTCAGGGACGGCTCGTACTGGACGGTCCCGCACCACTTGCACGCCACCTCAAGGGACGCCCCGGTCGGTCGCAGGTGTATGACACTCGCCTTCCACTCATGCCCCGGGCATTCCCCAGGCGCACCCGCATTCTCGTTCCGGTCATCAAGGCCCACACGCCCATTCTAGGAGCCCCATGTCCCAGACGCCCAGCATCGGCCGCATCGTCCACTACCACTCGTACGGGACACCGGGCGGCGAGTACCTGCCAGAACCCCGCGCCGCCATCATCACAGCAGTGGGAATGGAACCCCTCCCCGACGGTTGGCCACCCCATCCGGTGGCGCTGGCCGTCCTGAACCCCACGGGCATGTTCTTCAACACCGACGTGCCCTTCTCCCCCGAACCCAAGCCCGGCCACTGGTCCTGGCCCCCACGCGTCTAAGGAGGCTGTCAATGCCGAAGCTCATCACCGAGGCCGGAACCCTCACCGCCCCATCCGCGACCGGGAAGCTCCTCATCACCCTGATCACCCCCGGGTGGGGCTCCAGCGGCTACTACTCGGACAAGGTCCTTGAGCAGGCCGCCAAGGACAAGGTCTTCCCGGCCGGCACGCAGATGCACATCGACCACCTGTCCTCCTCCGAGGAGTACGACCGGCCCGCCGGGTCACTGACCACGCTGGCCGCCGTGCTCGAAGAGGACGCCACCTGGGACCCGAACTACGTCGACGAAGAGACGGGCAAGAAAGGGCGCCTGGCCGCGCCCGCCCTGCTCGGGTCCAAGTTCCGGCCGGAGATCACCGAGTTCGCCAAGTACATCGGCACCTCGGTAGCCGTCGGTGTGGACATGAAAGCCGGTGAGGCCGAGGGCCGCCGCGGGCAGATCATCGAAGCAATGTACCCGCACAAACTCAACCGCGTCGACTTCGTCACCGTCGCCGGACGCGGGGGGAAGATCGACAAGGTCATCGAAGCCCTCGCCTCCCGCGCCCACGAGGTCACCGCCAACGACCTCCGCTCCCAGCTGCGCGAACTCGTCAAGGCCGCGTACGGCGACGACCAGACCTACGTGTGGCTCGAAGACCACGACGACACCAGCGTCTGGTTCAGCCTCGAAGGCCCTGTGAAGGCCACCACGTACCAGGTCGGCTACACCGTCACCAACGACGTCGCCGCGCTCACCGGCGACTCCACCGAGGTCCGCAAAGTCACCCAGTACGTCCCCGTCACCACTCCCGCAACGGAGTCCGCAACTGTCCCGTCCAATCCGGCCGGGGTAACCGAAAATCAGGAGGAAGCCACCATGGCAACCATTGATGACGCAGAGCTCGCGCAGCTCCGCGAAGCAGCCGGCCGGGTTCCCGCGCTGGAATCCGAGAACACCACGCTGAAGACGGAGAACGCCACCCTCGTGAAGGACGGCCGTACCTCGGCCGCCGAGGCCATCGTCGCCGAAGCGTTCGGCGACATCGAGGCCAAGACCACGCGCACGTCGCTGGTCCGCGCCGCCCTGGCCGCCGAAGCGTTCAACCCGGACGAACTCAAGGCCACCGCCGTTGAAGCGGCCGCCGAGATCCGTGCCGAACGCGGCGAAGGCAACGTCCACGGCGCCGGCGACACCGCACCCCACGCCCGCGAAGCAGTCACCGTCTCCGACGCGGACATCCTCAAAGCCCTCAAGGGAGGCAAGTAGACCATGAAGAACCAGCGCTACACCAACGCCAAGCACATCGAAGTCACCTTCCCCTACGCCCGCGTATCCGGTGAGCCGGTCCGCGTCGGGTCCATCTGCGGCGTGGCCGTGAAGGACACCGCCAACGGCGAGCGCGCCGCGGTCTGGCTGGACGGGTCCTACGACCTGCAGGTCACCGGCGCCGTCGCATCCGAGGGCCTGCCGGTCTACATCACCCCGGCCGGTGCCCTGAACACCACATCCACCGGGAACTACCTGTTCGGCGTTTCGCTGGGCACGAAGGCCGCAGCCGCGGGCCCCCTCGAAGTAGCCCCCATCGGCTACACCAACCAGACCGCCGCCGGCGCCTAAGGAGCACTGACATGACCGTTCTCAACACCGGCGACATTCTCGCCAAAGAAGGCTTCCGGGTCGCCCCGTCCGTCCGCGAGCGCATGCTCGAAGCCGCGAAGCTCTTCAACGAAGGCGTCGCGGGCAAGTCCGCGGCCGCCGAGTACCGCATGAAGGAAGCGTTCTCCACCTCGGACTTCCCGAAGCTCCTCGGTGCAGCGTTCCAGGTCGAGGCCCGGGACCGCTACCAGGACACGACCCCGGAGTGGCAGGGCATCGCCGCCGAGCGCAAGGTGATCGACTTCCGCCCCGCGAAGGTCATCGACGTCAACGGCGGTCGCGACGCGTTCGAAGACGTCTCCGAAGGCGAAGAGTACAAGGGCCGGTCCCTGACCGAGGCCGAGTTCACGTTCTCCGCCGGCAAGACCGGTAACAGCTTCGGCCTCACGTTCGAGGCACGGAAGAACAACCAGTACTACCAGCTGCTGGACTTCCCCGGCCGCTTCGGCACGTCCGCACGCGCCACCGAGGACGCCAAGGTCTTCGGCACGTTCGTGGACGCCGCAGGCCCCAAGGCGGCGTTCTTCTCGGTCATCGGGAACAAGACGCTCACCGCGGACAACCTGCTCGCCGCGTACAAGACCGTCGTGGCCCGCAAGGACGCCGACGGCATCCCGGTGAACTTCGGCGGCCGTCCGCTCACCCTGCTCGTGCCCCCGGCGCTGGTGTTCGAGGCCGAGGCCATCGTCAACGAGCCGACCGTGTCCAACGGCGGCACGTCGACGAAGAAGAACCCGCTGTTCGGCAAGTTCACCGTGGTGTCCTCGTGGCGCCTGGCCGTCATTGACCAGTCCGCGAACGCCAACACCACGTGGTACCTGCTGCCCCCGAAGGACTCGGACGCCGCGTCCTTGGGCAAGGTCACCATGGTCGGCGAAGAGACCGTGGACATCCGCGTCAAGCGCGACCAGGGCGAACGCCCCGACGGCGGCGCGATCGGCATCGAAGAGGGGTCGTTCAACGACGACACCATCTGGTTCCGCGGCCGCCACATCACCGGCGGCGCGAAGCTCGACACCACGGGCGCTTACGCGTCCACCGGCACCACGGCCTAAACAGTGGACCCGGTGCCCGGCTGACCAGCTCAGCCGGGCACCACCCCCAACACTTCAGGAGGCGCACCGTGGCCGATTACACCACCCCCACCGGCCAGGTCCGGCTCCACACAGCAGACCTCGACGACGCCAACCCTGTTGTCTCGGACGAGATCATCAACGGCTACCTCACCATGCATAGCGGGGACGTGCTGCTGGCCTCCGCCGACGTCCTCGACGCCGTCGCCACCACGGAGCTGCTGCTGGCGAAGAAGATCCGCACCCAGGACCTGTCCACCGACGGGCCCGCGGTCGCCGCCGAGCTGCGGAAGAAAGCCGCCGAGCTTCGGACCCGCGCCTATGACGCGTCCGGCGCCGGCGCGTGGTTCGACGTCGTCGGATTCGAACCGTACGGGCACCTCGAAGGCGTGGAGTACCGGGCATGAGTCCGCTTCCCGGCTACAAGGTCATCCCGGACGGCTGGGCCGCCCATCACCGCCCCACCGCGAACGCCACGATGACGGCGCCGTGCACGATCGGCCGGATCAGTGGCGGGCCTCCCCCGTACCCGAAGCCGGAAGGCTGGACCGGTGAAGAGCTGATCCACACCACGGTCTGCCGGGTGCAGGAACTCAAACGGGAGGGTGGCGGCGTGCCGGGCGAACAGCCCACGGCGGAACGCCAGTACCTTGTCCCCGTCCCGCTCACCAACGCTGACGGCGTGCCCCTCCCGGAGCTGCGCGCCGGGGAACGCGGTGACATCATCCACGCCCTCGGCCGCCACCTCCGCATCGTCAACATCATGTTCGGCTCCCAGGAATGGGAGCGCGACCTGATCTGCGTGGACAACCAGACCCAGCAAAACCCGGCCTAGGAGGCACCCGTGAACGACCCCCTCCGCCAGCTCTCCGCCGACATCGCCCGCGCAGCCCGGACCACCGGCGCCCGCGCCCAGATCGTGATCCGCAAGACCGCCATCGACATCGAGTCCAGCGCGAAGCAGACCGTGGCCGTGGACACCGGGAACCTCAAGGGCTCCATCGGGCACTCCGACCTACGCACCGTCGGCCGCTCCGGTTCCCTCGTCGTGGAGATCGGCCCGACCGCCTCCTACGGGGTGTTCCTCGAACAGGGCACGTCACGGATGGCGCCGCAGCCGTTCATGGGCCCAGCCGCCGACCGGCACACCCCCGGCTTTGAGCAGGCCATGGCCCAGCTTGGGGTTGAGGGCCTCAATGGTTGACGTCGAAGCCCTCACCGGCACCGTGCTAGCCGCGTTGCGCACCATCCCCGGCGTCACCGTCTACGACGGGTACGTCCCGGCAGCTGTCCCGGAAACCGGCGGCTACCCGGACCCGTACATCGTGCTCTGGTCAGGGATCGGCGACAACCCCGAAGAGGCCCTGGCCAACGGCGTCCACGACACGGACTCGCTCATCTGGGACTTCCAAACAACCGCGGCCGGCGCGGACCCCGGGATCTGCCGCAACGTCGCCCAAGCCGCCGCGGCGAAGCTCACCAACCTGAAGGTCGGCACCGGCCGGGTCAAACCCAACCCGGACGGCTTCAAACAGCAGTCCCCCATCCTCGACACCCAAACCACCCCGGCCCGATTCATGCTGCCGCGCCCGTGGCGGCTCGGAACGAACTAGGAGAACCCATGGCAGATGACGGATTCGTCACCGCGGTCGGCCCGGACGGCAAGAAACGCCGGGTCCCCAAGCACTACCTCGACAACCCGGCATTCGGGTACAGACTCCCGCCCTCCACACGGGTCCGGGAACCGGCCACTCCGGCCACAGTACGAGCAACCGAACCGGCCCGGCCGGAGAAAAAGAAGGAGGTTAGCGAGTGAAATCACTGGCTGACGGCAAGAAGAAAATCACCCTGCTGACCGAGGCTCCCGTCAACGAGGAAGCCCCCACCGCGACCGAGCTGAACGCGGGCGAGGACATCAGCTGCAACGTGCTGGACTCCGACTTCAACTGGACCAACACCGACAGCGCAACCTTCGACGAGAAGCCCGCCTGCGCCAAGGGCCAGGTGCTCGCCCTCGGGGCAAGCAACTACGACCTCGCCGCCACGTTCATCCGGGAATACCTGGAGTCCGGCGGCACTATCGGCGCGGCTGACATCGCCGGCCTCGACGCCGGCTATCAGGCGGTCAAAACCAAGGGCAGCGTCGTGTGGATTTACGTCCGCGAAACGGCCAAGGACTCCGACGAGGACTGGGCCGCAGCCGACGAAATCTACCTGGGCGGCAAGGTCCAGTCGGATGCACCGGCCCGCGTGAACAACGACGGCAACATCAAGCGGCGCATCAAGTTCCTGCCGCAGCGCATGTTCGAGGACATCGCCGTAGCCGCGTAACAAGGCTGCCGGCCGGGTGGTTTTCCAAGGTTCCACCCGGCCGGCGTTCCACCCCCAACCTTGCCCCACACGTTCAAAGACCTTGGAGGTCCCCATGACTGAAACCGCCCCGGCCACATTCAACGTCGAAGACTGGCTGACTGACGCCGCACTCCCGGAGGAGTCGGCCACGATCTACAAGCGGGCCGACGTCGTCGCCGAACTGACTGACCTCAAACGCCAGATCGGCATCGTCACGGACGCCCAGGACGCGGAGCCCACCGCGGGCGCCAAGCGCCCGGCCACCCTGATCCGGCAGTACGAGCAGCTCCTCCGGACATTCTCCGGATCCGCACTCACCATCTACGTGCGGGCGCTCACCGGTGACGAGCTCCGGACCATGAAGGCCTCCCACGAGGAGCGCACCAAGGACCTCACCCCCGAAGCGGCCAACCTGGAGTTCGGCTACGACCTGCTGGCCGCCGCCATCGTCGCGGTCAAGCCAGCCGGATCCAAGGAACGCCAGCCGGCCCAGTTCACCCCGGCCAAGGTCAAGGCCATGGAAGAAGCCATCGGCGCAATGCAGATGCAGCTCATCCTCGCCGCACGGCAGCAGGCGCAGAACGGCGTACCCACCGTGGACGCCGATTTTTTGCCCAAGCGCTCTGGCACGGAAGCTGGCCCGGAGTAGTCCAGGTCCTCAAAACGGCGCGTGCCAGCGGCAAACCACCGATGCACTGGTTCAGCCCGCGCCGCGGCGAGTGGACCGACAAGGACTACGTCCTGTCCCTGGCGCTGACCATCTACGAGGACGGGCTCTGCGGCTGCGGCCAACCCATGGCCGTGGCCCACCACCCCGACAACGACGGCTGGTACGACGCCAAGAAAACCCAGTGCCACTCCTGCGCCAAGCGCGAGCAAGCCAACACCGGGAAACAGGACCCTCCCCCCGGGGAGAAGGTCTACACCATCTACACCCGGCCCACGGACAAGCCCCTGCCACCGCTCTAACCACGCCCAGGAGGCACCATGGCCACGCGCTCAGTTATCGTCCGTCTCGAAGCCGAGGTTGCCGGGTTCGTGGCCGGTATGGGCCGGGCAGGCCGGGCGACTGACGACGTCGCCCGGCAGGTAGTGCAGTCCCGCCGCTCCATCGAGGAAAACTCCGCCGCCATGGACAAGGCGGGCAACGACCTGCTGATCTTCGGCGCGGCGTCTGTCACCGCGCTGGGCGCCAGCGCCAAGGCCGCCATGGACTGGGAGAGCGCGTGGGCGGGCGTCACCAAGACCGTCAACGGCACCCCTGCCGAAATGGATGCGCTGGAGGCGAGCCTCCGCGGGCTGGCCAAGACCCTGCCCCTGACCCATGAGGAAATCGCGGGTGTGGCCGAGGCCGCGGGCCAGCTGGGCGTGGCACGCGAAGACGTCGCAGGCTTCACGAAAACCATGATCGACCTCGGGGTCAGCACCAACCTGACCGCCGAAGAGGCGGCCACCCAGATCGCGCAGATCAGCAACGTCATGGGCACCATGGCCCGGGAAGGGTCCGAGGGCGTTGCCCGGTTCGGCGCCACCCTCGTGGCCTTGGGTAACGCGGGCGCTTCCACGGAAGCCGAGATCCTGTCGATGTCCCAGCGGATCGCGGGCGCAGCGGCCACCGTCGGCGCATCGGAGACGGACGTGCTGGCCCTGTCCAACACGCTGGCGTCGATGGGCATCAAAGCTGAGCTGGGCGGCGGCGTCACCACCCGCGTGCTACTCAAGATGTACGCCGCCGTCCAGGACGGCGGCGAGAAGCTGGACGCCTTCGCCAAGACGGCCGGCACCAGCAGCGCCGACTTCGCCAAAGCCTTCGGGGACTCCCCGGTCAAGGCGCTGGACATGGTCGACAAGGGTCTGGCCCGCGTCAAGGCCGAGAACGGCAACGTCGTCGCCAGCATGAAGGACATGGGCATCAAGGGCACCGAGGAGCTCCAGGTCATGCTGGCCCTCGCGGCCTCCGGCGACCTGCTCTCCGACTCCCTGGCGCTCGGTTCCAAGGCGTGGACGGAAAACACGGCCCTCGTCAACGAGGCCAACAAACGCTACGACACGACGCAGTCCAAGATCACCATCGCGTGGAACAACATCAAGGACGCGGCGATCGACGCCGGGGCGGTGCTGCTGCCCATCATTCAGGGCGTGGCGGAGTCCGTGACGGGGCTGGCCCAGACCTTCGGCAGCCTGCCCCAGCCGGTGAAATCAGCCGTGACGCTGTTCGTTGGCGTTGTGGGGGTGGCCGCCGTGCTGGGCGGCAGCATGTTGAAGCTGACCACCCGCTTCGCTGAGAGCCGCGCATCCATCCTGGCCCTGAACGCTGCGGGGTCCCGGCTGCCGGGCACCCTGACCGCCATCGGCAAGGGCGCGGGCGTGGCCCTCGCCGCCGTCATCGGCTTCGAGGCAGTCAAGGGTCTGAGCAACTCCCTGCAGGCACCCACCGACTCGCTGGAGACCTTCACCCAAGCCCTGGTAGGACTCGGCAGCAACTCCGGCGCTCTGGACAACCTGTTCGCCAAGATCAGTAACAGCGACTTCGAGGGCAGCATCAGCAACGCCGGCGCCGCCATGGAACGGCTCGTCAACCAGAAGAACCCCATGGAAGCCATGGAGTCCTTCGGGGCGACCGTTCTCGGCATCGATAACGGCATGGCCAAACTGGCCGACGGGTTCGACAAGACGGACAAGGCCATCGCCAGCGCGGCGACGTCCGGCAAGATGGATCTCGCCGCCGCGGGCTTCAAGAAGGTGGCCGATTCCGCCAAGGAGCACGGCGTCAGCCTTGAGGAGGTCGGGAAACGATTCCCGACGTACCTGAACGCGCTGCGCCAACAGGCAAGCGATGCGGGCAAGTCCGTCACCGAGCAGGAGCTCCTGAACTGGGCCCTGGGCAAGACGCCCGATTCGATGAAGGACGCCGCCGGCGGCGCGGACATACTCAAGGACTCCCTCGCCAAGACCGGTGTGGAGCTGGACGGTGTCATCACCGACATGGACAAGTTCCTTGAGCAGCTGTTCGCGACCGGGCAGATCACCATGTCCGCCCGTGACGCGAATGCCGCGTACAACGAGGCGCTCCGTGGGATCCCGGCCACCCTGAAGGAGATCGCGGATTCCAACGGCAAGATGGGCGCCACGCTTCTCAAGAACGGCAAGGACTTCGACCTCTCCACGGAGGCAGGAGCGAAGGCCAACGAAGCGTTCCAGAACCTGGCGCGTAAGGGAATGGACGAGGTCACCGCCCAGGCCAAGGAAGGTATGGGCCAGGAGGACCTGCAGAAGAAGCTGACGACCACCTACGAGGACCTGGTCAAGTCAGCCGATCAGATGGGCATCCACGGGCAGGCCGCCAAGGACCTTGCCCGGGACGTGCTGGGCGTGCCGGACGGGGTGGACATCCACACCTGGATGGACGACCAGGCCAAGAAGGTGGCCGAGGATACCAAGAAGGCCGTCGACGCCATCCCGAAGTACGTCTCGGTCACCATCGAGACCTTCAAGACCAGCTTTGAGAAGCGCGTGGGACTCGCTCCCACGGGCATCTCTGACGGGTCGGCCGGGCAGGGCGCCGGGGTATACGCCCCGGGCTTCCTCGGACCGAAGAAGGCCGGCGGCGGCGACCTCGACATGGCCCCCGGGGCCAAGGGCGTTGACAGTCAGCTGTTCATCGGGGCCAAGGGTGAGCACGTCCTCACCGCCCCGGAGGTCGACGCGATGGGCGGCCAGCAGGCCGTCTACCGGTTCCGCGCCCAGATCCGGGCAGGGAACGTCCGCGGCTACGCGGGCGGCGGCGGCATCGGCACCATCGGCGCGGTGGCGTCCTCCCAGTCGCTCCGAGCAGCAGCCGGGGGTGGTGGCACCCACTTCGACTTCAGCGGGGCCACCTTCACCGCACTGGACCCCGCCGGACTACGCCGCGAAGTCGTTGCCGACATCACCTACGAGCTGAACAAGAAGAGCGGGGTGCGCATTGTCTGAGCAACTGACCACATGGGCCGGTCGGACCCTTCACGGGACCGACCGGTTCGGGCAGTGGATCACCCTCGAATCGACCTGGGACGACACCCCCGACACCAAAGGCGAAGAGGAAGACCGGCCAAACGCCGACGGCGAGTACGACTTGCCGATCTTCTACGCTGCCCGGTACATCACCGTCACCGGGCACCTACACACCGCCAGCCACGCCAAGACCCACGAGGCCATGCACTGGTTCAACGGCGCCATGACGGGACGGTTCGTCGTCTCCGGGCACGGGCCCACGCTCTGGTGCGACGCCAAGCGAAACAGCGGGACCAAGTTCACCATCATCACGGACACGTTCGCGCAGTGGCAGATCAAGCTCAAGGCCGTGAACCCCCGCAAGTTTGGCGCCTCAAATGATTTTGTGCGCACGAACGGGACCGTGAGCGTCTTCCACCGAGGGAACTACGGCGCCCTGCCGACCGTGATCGTCCGCGGCTCGGCGGCGAACGGGTACCGGATCAACGGCCCCGGTGGGAAGCAGTACAAAGTGTCCCGGGCGCTCGTGACCGGGGTCCCGCACCGGATCGAGTTCCGCGACGGGCTCCTCCGGGTCGACGGGAACCTGGTCCCAGACGGCGTGGACCGAGCCGACGTCTGGCCGGTCCCGGCCGGCACAGCGACGGACTTCGACATCAACGTACTCAACGGCGGCACAGCCGAGGCCACGATCACCGTCACCGACACCTACATCTAGGAGGGCAGCCCATGGCCTGGTCCGTTCAGTCCTGCGACTCGACCACGGGCGCGAAGATCGGCGGGAAGATTCCGACGGCGGCGTTCCCGTGGGAGCGGGTCCTGAACTCAGGCGGATCCGGCCGGGCCGTCTTCAAACTCGGAGACCCCTCATTCGACGAGCTGGACATGCGCGACCTGACCGACCATGTCCGGCGGACCCTCGTCCTCGAATGGGACGGCGAACCCGTCGCGGCCGGCCTGGTCTGGAAGCGGACCTGGGACCGGGACACGCAGACCCTCACGGTCGACCACGAGGACCTCTGGTCCATTCTGAAGCGCCGCTTCCTCGTCCCGCAGAACACGACCGGCGTAGCGAAGGCGGCGCCGATCGTGTTCAGCAACGTGTCCGTCTCGACCGCCGTCAAGAAAACCCTGCAGGCCGTGACGTCCGATTTCCCGATGGCCTACTGGGGAGACTTCACCGGATCCCGGAAAGAGACCTACGAGGCCTACCTGCTCAAACCTGCAGCGGACGCTCTGGAGGACCAGATCCGCCAGCCCGACGGCCCGGACCTGGACCTTCGCCCGATCTACACGGAAGGGCGGCTGCAGTGGCAGATGCGCTCGAACCAGGAGTTCGGGACCTACACCTGGAATCTCTCCGCCGCGCAGTCCGGGATCTCCGGCCTGCAGGTCATCGAGGACGCGACGAACCTCTCCAACAACGTCTTCGCCGTCGGGCAGGGCACCGAAGCGGACACCCTGATCCGGGCCGATACCGCGCCGTCCCCGTATCCGCTGCTCCAGAGCATGGAAGCGGGCAAGGACGAGGACTCGATCGCGAAGCTCGACGGGATCGTCGCCGAGGGCCTGCGGATCCACGCCAAGCCGACCGAGCAATGGAGCTTTAGCATCCTCGCGAGCGGCGGCAACGGCGACATCCGGGACCAGACGAAGGTCACAGACCTGCGGCTGAACGGTCTCCTGAGTCTGCACGACCAGGGCGACCGATGGCTGCCGCCGGGCAAGACCCAACACCGGCTGATCCGTTACTCCGGGGACATGCGCGAAAAAATTAGGCTCGAATTTCAACCGACCGGAGGGTCCTAGATGGCTGGTCTCGATGACCTGACCCGCGGCGAGCTCGCGAAGATGAAGCGCGACATCCGCGAGCTGCAGATGGCCGCGCCGCTGCGGAACGCCGCCGTCGGCGCGGGCGGGATCCGGGTCCACTCCGGCGGCGTAATCACGATCGAGAACGGCGGCCTCCGCGTCACCGGAACCGCGGAGATCATAGGTACCCTGATCGCTTCGGGAGTCATCGACTTCACCGGAGACGTGACGATCTCCGGGCCGCTGACCATTGAAGGGACAACGGACATCACTGGGGACACGACCATAAGTGGTGATTTGGACGTCGAAGGCCCCATGAAGACCACCGGCACCCTCTCAGTCGAAGGCGTTACCACGCTGAAGAACGACCTCAACGTGACCACGGGCGGGAAGATCAAGGTCGGCTCGTCCATGACTCTTGACCCGTCCGTCTCCTCCGGTGCGCTCGTGTTCTCCAACGGCGCCCAGGTCTTCACCGACGCAACCACGGTCCAGATGTTCAAGGGCGGCAGCGTTGTGCAGATCGACAGCAGCTCGGCGAAGCTACAAGCCACCGGCGGCTACGTGAACGTTGACAGCGCCGGCGTTCGCCTCGACGGGCCGCTTAGAAACAGCAGCCCCTCGACGATTACCGGAGTTAGCCCAAACGTCTACATGGACGGCAACGGCAACATCAAGAAGATCACCTAGAGGTTGTCAGTGTTGTACTTCGTGCAGAAATTTCGGCTCGCATGCACAGCGATAGCATCCCCGTTGTCCTGCTTGATGTTCGTATTGCCGGCAAGTGCGGCTATCTCCGTGTGGGTCTTCCCCTGAGCGAATAGCTGGCACGCCTGCGCGGCTCCTTGGAGAAGTTCATCATCCGAGGGAATCACACCGTCACGCCAGGCGTTCGGCGATTTCTTGACCCCAGCAAGGAACTTGTCGCGGTTCGTTGGATCGGTGAACTCCGGGGCCAGTGTCGCCGTGGGCACCGCAACCAGCGGCGCGACCCCCTGAAGGGGCGCGGGTGACGATTCAGGCGAGGTCTGGGCCGAGCACCCCGTCAGCCCGAGCGCAACGACAAGTACGAGTCCCCCAAGTTTTCCCATGCGCTGAGTGTAACGAACCGCGCCCCGAATTAATACACCAAGGCCCCTCGACGGCCTTCTTCCCCATGCCCAGGAGGCAGCACATGGCGACCTTGACAGGTTCCACGAAGGATTTCAGGCCTCAGCCGCTGGGCTCTACCGCGTTGGTGATCATCACCCCGTTCGGGCCCGCAGCCTCGACGTCAAAGTCTCTGCTGGTGTCCAAGCCGATCATTGTCACGCCGGCATCGGACGGGGCGTTCAGCGTTGACCTTGCGTCCTACGCCGGCACGAACCCGCCTACCGCCTACCACGTCCGGGTGGAGTGGCTGGACTCAGCAGGGAACTACTCGGCTGGCGAAGACTTCCCCTGGCCCCTCGTCGTCACTGGCGACGGCGCACTGACGGACATGTTCGCCATCCCCACGGCTACCGGCTTCCTCACCAAGGGCGACAAGGGCGACAACGGCGACACCGTCATGCAGGCCGCCTTCGATGCGCTCGTGGCACGGATGCCGAAGCCGGGAGCGCCGGACCGCTTCCGCGTCCGGGACAAGAACAAGAAGATCGCTTTCCAGATCACACCGGAGGGTAATGCCGACGTCGCCGGCGCCAACCTGAAACCGTCCGATGGGTTCAGGATCCGCGACCTTGCCGGCCGGATCGCGTTCGAGGTCAAAGAAGACGGCAAGACGTACATCTACGACCCTGCGTTCGGAGTCAGCGGGGGCGCGGCGGCAAGCGCCGCTCCCGTGAAGCTGCTTCATGCGTTCCTTGCCGTAGGCCAGTCGAACATGTCCGGCCGCGGGCTGCCTACCAGCGCCGCCCTTGACCCACTTGACGCCCGGATTCTGCAGTACGGGGCGACACGGCGGAAGATCGAACCGGCCACGGTCCCGCTGGACATGCACGACGCCGCCTCAGGGCTCTCTCCGGCGACGACGTTCGCACGCGAGTACCTGGCGATGCAGCCGCCGAACGTGGGCGTCCTGCTTATCCCGGCCGCGCACGGCGGCATAGGGTTCACGACAGCGGCGGACGCGCTCACCTGGACCCCGAACGCGGCCAGCGCGCCGCAGTACGACCTCCCCGCCCTCGCTGTGGCACAAGCGCTCGAAGCGATCGCAGCTGCGACCGCAGCAGGCTACACCGTCGTTCTGCGGGGGATCCTGTGGCATCAGGGGGAAGCTAACGGCACAATGTCGCAGACGTCCTACGCGACGAACCTTGACACGCTGATCGCCTACCTCCGCCAGCAACTGTCCGCGCCGACACTTCCGTTCGTTGCCGGGCAGATGTGCCCGGAAGGCATGGACGTCACGCCGTCGAAGTACAACGTGGATAAGGCGCACCAAGCAACCCCCGCCCGTGTTGCTTACGCCGGGTTCGCGCCGGCAACCAGGGACGGGCACAACGTCGGAGACACCACCCACTTCTCCCGCGTCGGCATCGAATACCTCGGCAAAACGTACCTGTCCGGATACTGGCAGGCAGTCGGGAACGTCCTCGCGGCGCCCCCGTCCGCCCCCGTGAGCGTCACAGCAACAAAGACCGGAACCGCCGTCACCGTTTCATGGAAGGCTCCCCCGGCCAAACTCACGGCCGCCCAGGAGTTTGACCTGAACGGCACCGGGCTCAACACCATCTGGACCGCTCCGGCATCCCACATCGACGCCTACAAGGTGGAGACGAAAACCGGGACCGGCGCGTGGACCACGGCGACACGTGACGCGCCGATGAACCTCAACGAAACGGTCACTGTCCCCGCCGGCACCACTCAGGTCCGCGTCACCGCACTCAACGGCGGCACCGCCTCCGCACCCGTCACCACCACCGCCATAGGAGCCTAACGTGGACATCGATCTGCAAACCTACTTCACCAGTTCGCTTCTCCCCTCGTCCCCGGCCCCCGGGTTCAGTGACAACTTCGACCGGACGCCCGGCCCGCTCGGCAAGACCAGCGGCGAGGGACGCGACTGGAAGTACTTCTCGAGCGATGCTGTGGCGAACTGGCAGATCACCGCCAGCGGCCGGGCACGCCTGGCGAGTGGCGGCGGCCTGAACATCGCCGCCGTCGATTCGTTCGCCAGCGACGGCACCCTTGCGCTGCAGTTCATGGCGAACAGCGGCAGCAACACCCACTCGGGCCCCGCGTTCCGCGTCCAGGACATCAACAACCACTACTTCATCCAGCAGCCGACCGCTGCGGAAGGAATCGTCCTTTACGTGCGCGTAGCGGGCGTGGCGACGCGCATCTACACCGGGACGACGACGTTGAAGGCCAACGACATCGTCAGCGTGACCTTGCAGGGCACCACGATTTCGGTGGCCGTCAACGGGACTACGAAGTTCACCGTCACGGATTCGACGTTCGTGGGCGAAACCCGGCACGGCATTTTCACCAACAACGATTCCACCGGCTACGAGTGGGACAACGCCAGCTTCACCGCAGCCTAGGAGGCTCCCTTGTCGTACACCGACAGCATCAGCACCAGATGGGTTGTGGGCCAGTTCCTTGCCGGCGTCACGGACGGCGTGGACGCGGACCAGGAACCGGACGGCATCCCGGCGCAGGGGACCGTCACTTTCACGGCATCGCCGGCGTACCTCCCGGTCCCCGTGGCGGATCCGAACCCGTTCACTGTCCTGCCCCAGCCGCGCATCGCAGTGTTCGACGGGGCAGGCTACCTCTGCACGCCTACCCCGGGCACCAAGGACCCCGCGTACCGTGGGATGCGGCTGGAAACGACCAACGACGCGGACTCGTCCGTGGTGGACTGGACTTGGTCCGCCGTCTACAACATCACGAACAGCGTCCGACCCGTCCCGACCCACAGCTTCGCGCTGCCGGCCAGCGACCTCGCGCTGGACCTGACGACCGTCGTCAAGGTCCCGTCCTCCGCGGGGCTCGGCACGGAGCAGGCCGAAGCCCTGGCGGCGACGGCTCAGGCTGCAGCGACCCAGGCAGCATTGGAAGCCGAAGCAGCAGCAGCGGCTGCCGAGTCCGCGGCCGGCGCCGCGCAGGTCACGGACTCTAACATCAGCGCCCTCATCACCAACCCGGCGACGGACACGGCGCAAGCCACAAAGGCGTTGGTGGACGAAGCGGCCGCCACGAAGCTCGAAGCCGAAGACGCCGCGGCAACGTACCAGCAGATCAGCACCCTTGGTGCGGCTCTCGCTGTGCAGGCAGCCACGGATGGCACGGGCACCAATACCGCGATCAAAGACATTGCGGACACGGCGGCGGCCGCAGCGGCAGGCCCGAAGCTCAACACCGCCGACCTGGACGCATCAAACGCAGCGCTCGTGAACAACAGTGGTTCCGCATGGTGGACTGCCCTGCTGGTCTGGCTGAAAACGATCTTTTCCGGCAAGCGTGAAATCGTCGTCAACGTCACCGAGTTCGGCGCGAAGGGCGACTGGGTTAGCGGCACGGGCACCGGCACCGACAACCTGGCCGCCTTCAACGCCGCCTACGCCTACGCTGCCTCCATCACCGGATATGCGGTCAAGCTCTACATCCCCGCAGGTAAGTACCGGCTCAGCGACACATGGAACATTTACAGGTCATCGGCCAGTACAAACGCGATCACCATTGAGGGCGCGGACGCGCTGAGCACGTTCCTTGTCAGCGACTTCTACGGGGCCGGGAAGGCCCTCGTCTCGTGCGTTGACCCCGCCAAGACATCCCGGTCGTACGCCACTAACCTCCGAAAGCTACAGTTCCGCTACGCGGTCCTCGCAGGGGCTGTCCCGGTATATCTGGACGTGATGGGTGCAGGCGAATCGCGATTCGAGGAACTTCGGTTCAACTCGGGCAACAACACCCACTTCCGGGCGTCCAGTTTGCAGAACGTGCGCATGCGGGACGTTGTTTCGTTCTACGGTGGCGACCACTTCAACTACAAGGCAACGGACGCGCTCACGTTTGACGTTACCAGCGGCGGGGCTGTCACTGCGTCAGCGGCGATCTTCGCGGCAGGCGACGTTGGAAAAATCTTCAACGTCTTCCCAGCCACGGAAGACCAGCGGATCAAGTACGCCATCAGCGCCGTTGCCGATTCGACCCACGCGACCGTGACGATCGGGACGGGCGGGACGATCATTGCTGCCACCGCTGCTAAGGGGTACTTCGAAGCGGCGCAGGCGTCGATGACCTCAGGGTCCACAACGCTGACAGCGGACGCGCCCTGCTTTACCGCATCCGATGTTGGCCGGGTGATCTACGTCCGCGGCGCTCGCGCCGGATCATGGGGCGCGGGCAACCTCCGGGCCACCATCGCCGCCTACACCAATGCCAGCACTGTCACCCTGGACACGGCAGCGGACCTGACCGTGGCCCGGGTACCGTTCACCACGCCGGCCGTGGACTTCTATAGCACCCCCGGCGCCAGCGTCCTGAACGCGGACTCCAATGACGTGAAGATCGACCTGCTTCACATCGAGAACTACTCCGGCGTTGGCCTCTGCACTACCCCGAACATCTTCTTCCACATCGACAAGATGAAGATTCACGGCGAGCATGACCCCGTTGACATCAGGCACTCCACCGCAGCCATGTGGCTGGATGACTATGCGGGGACCATCAATGGCGAGCTGGACGGCGCAGCGACCGGTGACTCCCGGATTCATATCTCGGACATGAACGACACACTCACCTTTGAATGGCTGGCCACCCGCCGCGTCCGCGGCGAGACCATCTTCAAGGCTGAAACCATGACCGACCCTAAGGGGTTTGTTGAGGTCAAGTCGTTCACCGCCTACAAGACCACCACATCTGGCAACCCGTTCGACCTCGTCGCGGATCCGAACGCGCAGCCTCGCATTGTGTTCACGGGGTTGGTCAACATGCTGGGCGACTCGCTCCCGCCACGCATCTACAACGGCAAGGACAACTACACCACCCCGCAGGGCATGCTCACCCTGCCGGGGGCGACTATCACGGGGCCGAACGGCGGGCGTCTGGTCCTTGAAGATCAGGGCACAAAGAAGTACAGCCTGGGTAATACAGTCGGCGGCGGAACATCGTTCACCATCACAGACGAATCGCTGGCCCTGGTGCGGCTGCTGATTGCCAGCACTGGGGCGATCACCCCGGGCGCAAACAACACCCAGCCGCTCGGCACGACCGCGACGCGCTGGTCAGACGTGGCATCCAACCAGTTCACGGTGGGTGCAGCTGGCATCACCACCACGACGGGCGTCGGCACCCCCGAAGGTGTAGTTGCTGCCCCAATCGGCAGCACCTACATCAACACGTCTGGTACCGCCGGGACCATCAAGTACGGCAAGAAAACCGGATCGGGAAACACCGGATGGGTCGCCATCTGGTGACACCAACGACGCGTGGCCCCGGAGCGCAAGCCCGGGGCCACACCCATGCCGCCAAGGAGGCGCAATGAAAGACCCCCATGATTGAGGGCCTGAAGAGGCCCGAACGGCGCGTCATGATCGGCCGGAACATCATCCTCACCATGGGCGCGCTCTACGCGTTCCGGCAAGCCGCCTACTACGCCACCATTCCTCCCGAAAGCCTTTCTGGAGCGCAGGAAATCATCACCGCGGACGGGCATGCGCTCGGGGCGTGGTCGGCGCTCTGGGGCGTCGTGGCGATCCTCTGCGTCGTGGACATGGTCAACCGCCACACCAGACAAGGGCTAAGCCTCCTCGCAGGGGTGGCGCTCGGCTGGGGCATCGGCTACCTGCTCATATGGGCGTTCGACGGGTTCCAGGACTTCGCCCTCGTGAACTCCGCCATCGGCTGGCTCGCCCCGTCCGTGTTCATCTTCGGATTCGTGGCGAAGGTCAGCGCGCTCCAAGACATGATCACGGAGCTACAGGGCACCCGCCGGACCGAGGGGAACTGATGGACTGGGCACAAATAGGCCCCGGCGTCCTCGTGGCCGGCATCGGCTTCGGCGGGGCGTGGATGACCTCAAAGATCCAGAACAAGGGCCGCCCCGAGAATGCGCTCATCGACCAGCTGCAGGAAGAACTCACCCGGCAGGGCGGCCGCATCGACGGCCTCGAAACTGAGCAGAGAAAATCCAAGCGCCGCGAAATGATCCGCGACAACTACATCAACCGGCTCCGCGACCACATCAACGCCGGCAACCCGCCCCCGCCGCCCGAATGGCCGCCGGACCTCTACGACTAGGAGCACGCATGGGCTACACGCAGACAGTCACCCCGAACCCCAACATCCCGTGCCAGCCGGGCTGGTGCCTGCAATACGTCCGGCAAGCGTTCGGGCTCCCCGCACGGCATCCGACCGCGACCGCCGCGTGGGAGGCGTCCGCGAGCAAGCACCGGGACCGCAAGTTTCCCGCCGGGCTCTGGCTGCCCGTGTGGTTCTCCC